CCCAAGAGCCACTGCGTGAAAAGTGGTGGAGGAAAACATGCGGCTGATTATCCCGTTTTCTCTGCCTGGTCTCAACGAGTACATAGAAGCGGAACGGGGCCACCGGCAGAAGGGGGCAAAACTGAAACGGGATTGCCAGACATCGGTAATCATAGCTCTTAGACGTCAGATCAGAATGCCTTTACGGGAGCCTGTGTTCATGCGATACCTCTGGGTGGAAAAGAACCGGAGACGGGATAAGGACAACATCTCCAGCTTTGGCCGGAAGGTTATCCAGGACGCCTTAGTGAAGATGGGTGTTCTGAGGAATGACGGCTGGGAGAATATCGAAGGATTTTCTGACAGCTTCGCTGTGGACAAGGGAAAGCCAAGGATAGAGATCGAGATCGAGGAACCAGGAGAAAAACCATAGGAGGAGATATCGTGAAGGATGAGAAGGCCGCCCTGCTGGGCGACAAAGAGGCGGCGAAGCTAACCCATCTATCCCTGTTTTCCGGCATTGGAGGCTTGGATCTTGCGGCGGAAACGGCTGGTTTTAAAACCGTAGGACAATGCGAGTGGGCAGACTATCCGACAAAGGTGCTGGAAAAACACTGGCCAGATGTGCCACGCTGGAGAGATATTAGGACGCTGACAAAGGAGAGTTTCAGAGAGGAGGTTTATATGGCCGCACACAGAAAAGATTATGACGCTGCTGTTGAGATGTACGAAGCAGGGTTTTCCGTTGAGGATATCGCGGATTATTACGGTGTTTGCAGACAGTCGATGTGGAAGTCTTTGCAGCGCAGAGGTGTAAAGTTCAGGGACAACAAGAAATATGGAACGGAAAACCATTTTTACAGGGGTACGAAAGCAAGCGACAGAGCGCAAAACATACTGGAAAAGGCAATTGAAAAAGGCGTTGTGGCAAGAAAGACTGTATGCGAATGCTGCGGAGCGTCTTATACGTTCTCGGATGGGAGAACGGGAATACAAGCGCACCATTGCGATTATAACAGGCCGCTTGATGTGATGTGGCTTTGCCAGAAATGCCACCACGAGTGGCACAAGAAAAACAAAGCAAAGGAGGTGGTGCCAAGTGAAGCAATGCCGCGGACAAATGTCGATGTTCTCAGCGGAGGCTTCCCTTGACCCTGCCAGCCGTTCAGTGTTGCCGGGAAGCGAAGAGGCAGTGAAGATGACCGTTACCTCTGGCCTGAAATGCTTAGAGTTATATCGGAACTCCGGCCCGCTTGGGTCGTTGGCGAGAATGTTGCTGGGATCGTCAATATGGCACTCGACCAGGTGTACGCTGACCTGGAAAACGAAGGTTACTCCGTCCAAGCGTTTATTATTCCGGCTTGTTCCGTCGACGCCCCGCACAGGAGGGACAGATGCGCGATTATCGGGTGTAGAGCGCTGGAAAGAAAACATAACGGGAGAGGACGGAGAACCTATTCTTTGGAAAACTCCGATTGCGTCAGATTCGGCGAACCGGAAGTTTTATCACAACAGCAGGGGCGAGCCAAATTTGAGCGGGATGGTGAAGATGTGGCCCACGCCGAAAGCGCAGAACAGCAGAGGGAATGGAGAGAGGCACAGAGACGGAGGGCCAAGCCTGGACGTGGTGGCTGGTGGCCAATTGAACCCGACATTTGTAGAGTGGCTTATGGGGTTCCCTCTCGGGTGGACAGACTTAAATGCCTTGGAAACGCAGTAGTTCCCCAGCAGTTTTATCCGGTGTTTCAGGCCATAGCGGACATAGAGAAGGGGATTATACATGGATGACATTAAATTAGCGATGCTCGGCTCAAAAGAGGCGGCTCGACGGCTGACGGAAGCGGGGGCGCTGCTGCCGTGTCCAGGGTGCAGAGGAGAGGACGCGAAGCACAGGGCCGTGATGGCATGTGTAATGATTGAATGCCCATGTGGGTTTATGGCGGCGGGGTACGACTTGGAAGAAGCACGGCAGATATGGAACACCCGTGCGCCGATTTTGAGCGCGGAGGAGATGGAGAGGCTGGAGGGGAATGATAAATAACAAAAAAGCGCTTGATGCCGCGCAGACCATTGTTGGCTACTGCAAAGGACAAACATCCTGCCAGAACTGTATTTTTCGGATGCATGGAGCGGATCATTGGAAATGCCATATAGATGCGTTTGTTTTGCGGGATGTAATAGCAAACATTGCAGCAAAGAGGAAAAATAATGGATATTTGTGAAGGGAGGCCCAGCCATGACGGACGAGGCCGTGGAGATAGTGATGAAGAGATTTGAGGCGCTGCATGAGATTACTGAGTGACATAGCGTGGATTATTCTTCTGACCATTACGCCGTGGTGGCTATTCGAGAGGTTACTATTGTCCGACTGTGAGCGGGCTGTGTGCAAGAGATTGGAGGCGCTGAACGATGGATAAAATTGTGATCTTCGCCCTGTTTGGAGCAATATTTCTTCTAGTTTTGTGTGCCTATTGTTATTTAGCCGGGTACAAAAAGGGAACGCAAGACATAGCCAAATTCCATAATAGCGTTTGGAAAACGGCAGAACGGGAGGCACTGAAAGATGGCAAAGTCGATTGAAAACTTGGAAAACGCATTTGACGAAATGTTTGATTTTATAACAGATTTACCTTCTGGATTGGACGGATTCGAAAGTGATTTTGATTCAGCGTTCGAAGAATTGAGGGAGTTGAAAGCCACCCTCACCCCGCCGAACGAGCCGCTGACGTGCGAGGAACTGCGAGAGATGGACGGTGAGGCAATATATTGGCCCAAAAATAAAATGTGGCTGATTGTGTATTTGAATCACCCTGATTTTGGCGATTGTGCAGTAAATCGGGAGGGACAATATTTGCAACTTGAAAAATGTGAAAAGCAAAAGGTCTACCGCCGCCAGCCGGAGGGAGAGGAGGACACATGAACTGCCAGAACTGCAAAAAATACGATGACTGCCGGACAGGCTCTGGGTTGACATGGCCGTGCGGAGCGTATAGGCCGAAAGATGTTTCCAGAGCCGACCGTATACGGGCAATGAGCGATGAGGAACTTGCGCAATTTATTTTCGAACTCTATGAGCAACCATTAGAGGATGGATATTTGCAATGGCTCCAGCAGCCAGCAAAGGAGGACGCCTGATGGACATTGAGAAGCTGATTGAGCGGTTGAAAATTGAAGCTGGAACTTTTGAACCAAATAGTTTTGCTCAAAATATGTTGATGGACGCTGCCACCGCCCTCTCCACGCTCTGGGCCGAAAACAAGAGACTGAAATCTCTGCTGGGTGAAAGCGGGCAAGACCTATGGAGCAAGGAGAACCAGCGGGCGGACCGCTTAGAGGCCGAAAACAAGAAGCTACGGGCGGAGTTGGAGCAGGTGAAGCAGGAGAGGGATGTTGCAATAGAACAACTGCACGGCCATTGTCCAGCTTGCGCTCACTACACGCCAAATCATAATGAGGGGCTATGCCGATTTTGTTGTTTTGAGATCGCACAGGACACAAATGTAGAGATTAATGACAACTGGAAATGGCGTGGCCCAAAGGAGGAGTGAGCATATGCCGTTATGGTTTTTGAAATATTTGAAGGGGAGGGCTGACCATGAAGCGGCTGACAACATATAGAGCAGATGGAAGGGCGGCTATTGCCAACAACGAAAATGCAACGCCGAAACAGAAGGTGCTCAAGATACCGAAAGTGATTGACCGCCTCGCCTCCATCGAGGACATCCTGGGCGACGAGTACGATCTTGACCGCCTCCGCGAGCTGGCCCAGGCGGACAGGATGATCGGGAAAGAAGTTTGGGCGCAAGCAAAATACTTAAACATTTTCCAGACAAAGCCAAGCCTCATTCAAAGAACGACAATTCAGTATGTTTCTCTGTTAAAAGGTGGAAACATCCTGTGCCACACTCAAACCTGTGCTTTCCCATTGAATGAAATTGGCAAAACCGTTTTCTTGACCCGTGAGGAAGCCAAGGCCGCACTGGAGGGGATGAAGAATGGCTGAGTACATCGAGAGGGCGGCAATTTTAAAAAGCCTTGGGTATGATGAAAAAAGGCGAGCTGATGTTCTTCCTGGGTCAACGTTTGATATTGTGCTGAAAGAGGCCGCCGCCGAGGTTGCGGAGGTGAGGCACGGGCGGTGGTTTTTCAAGTATCCGAATGGCTGGGCCTGTTCCAGATGTGGTGAATGGGGCTTGATGATTGACAACCAGGGTATTTGCAAATCAAGCTACTGTCCCAACTGCGGCGCTTTGATGAAGGAGGAAGAGCATGAGGCTGGGTGATGTAGACAAACTGCTTTACCGTAAGAGAAAGGTTATGTTTTTTGGATTGGGCCAAGATGATGAGTGCTGGGGGTTCGCTGTGCCTGTGGAAGAAATTGATAAGGCTCCCACTATTGATGCCGTTCCTGTGGTCAGGTGCGCCCGATGCAGGCACGGAGAAGCATTCAAAACCTTCCCCGGCGGGATATTCTGCCCATACATCAAGGATACGGTCCCGCCAGATGGATATTGCTACATGGGGGAGGAAAACCCCCATGACTAAGTGCTGCGCCACCTGCGCCTGGTACGAGGACTTCCAGGGCGTGTGCTTCAACGGGGATTCGCCGTACTGCGCCGACTTCACGGAGCCGGATCAGCGGTGCAGGGAGTGGGAAAGGAAGGAGGCCGCCCATGAGCAGTGAACTATGGCTTGGCTATATAGCCGGTGCGCTGACCTTCGGCTGGCTGCTTCCATGGATTGGGAGGAAAATCAAATGAAGTTTCGGAACCCTGAGACGGGGGAAGTTTTGTTCATCAGTGAAGCAGTAACAGCATATTGCGGTAGACCAAACAGAGGCCGTTGTGAAGATTGCTATCTCTATGCACCATCAGGAAACCAGAACTGCCAGGGGTGGGCCGCAAATCATCCCCACGAAGCCGCCCGCCTGATGGGGTTCGAGGTGGTGGAGGATGAAGAATTTCGTGAGGTCACGAAAATGATGAAGGAGGCCAACATGGACAATCCGTGCATTGGGTGTGATGTAGGATGGGGAAGCATATCATCCGCCGGGAGCATGTCTTGTAGAGACGAATGTGAACGATTAAAAGCGTGGGAGGCGAAAAAGAAAGTGGACAAGCCGAGAATTTGCGAAGCGCTGGGGGTGGAAGTTGGTGAGGAATTTGATTATGAATGCGGGAAAAATCAAGATAATGGAGGCCCGTGGAAAATAACTAAAGACGGGAAAAGAATGTATAGAGATAGTACGGGAAGTTGGAATTGGTGCTTTAACGAAGATATGTTGCTGGAACTTATCAACCACCCCGACCGTATTATCCGCAAGCCCTGCTGGACGGAGCAGGAGGTGGAACTTTTTAGGGCAATTCAAGTGCTTTACCCTAAAGCGGAGTATGTAGAAAGGATTAAGGATAGCGGAGTAATCGGATTGAGTAACAATACATGTGGATGGATAATGGACATTGATAAAGACTTGTTCCAGGCCCTCCGCCCCGGCGAATCCGTCAAGCTGGACGAGATCATCGGAGGTGCCCAATGAGAGAAATCCTTTTCAAAGCCAAGCGGCTGGATAATGGTGCGTGGGTGGAAGGAAGTCTGATTACATACAAGGACGGCACAGCATTTATCTGTTGCGAGGACTATATTCCAGATGTCCTAAACAAGTACGAGGTCGACCCCTCCACGGTCTGCCAGTACACCGGTCTGACCGACAAGAACGGGAAGAAGATTTTTGATGGGGATGTTGTAAGACGAGAAACCGATTACTACGGAAAGCATAAAGTTTATGACGAACCAGTTGTATGGGAAGATGACATAGAAAAGGGTTTTTTGGGAGAACCGTACACAAGCGGATATTGCATTCACGGCGGTAATTGGGAAGTCATCGGTTCCATCCACGACGGGGAGGGGGGCAATCATGCTTAAGCTAAAGAACTGCCCGCATTGCGGCGGAGAAGTAATGCTCTGTAAACTGAATACTATGGTTTCTGTTGCAGAGTTTTCTATCGTATGCACAGAGTGCGGACTAGAAACGCGCATTTATGCAAACCCGATGGCGAATTGCTGCTTTGATATGGGCGAAGCGGTCAGGAGCATCACCGAAAAATGGAACAGGCGAGACGGGGAGGGCGGACAGCATGAGGGAGGTAGACAATGACCGAAACCGAAGTGATCTCTATTGATCGTCACGGCCAGCGGAAGGAGTATCCGTCGATCAAATCTGCAGCAGAGGATGTTGGTGTTCGCCCCTGCCAGATTTCCACCGCCTGCGTTACCGCCCACCGCTGCGCGGGACGGTGGTGGATTAAGAAGGAGGATATGGATGGGTGAGTTCCCGGAAAGGCTGAGAAAGTTGCGGGAGTCCATGCGGCCAGTTCGGAGTATGACAGTTACATCACAACTGATGGGGTTAAGCCCGGATGCGCTTCGGAAATATGAGCGAGGAGAGGTCGAACCGAAGATGACAGCTTTAAAATTGATTGCGGCATATTATCACATTAGTTTGGACGAGCTGTGTAAAATGGAGGACGAGTAACTCTTCATGGTCTCACAAAGAATATCAGATATTCATAAAGTTTTATGAGCAAAAAGCGCCATCTATGCGACAATGGAGCATGAGGGAGTGACTTCCCCATGCTCCTTCTTTTTCCTCCCCTTTCGGGCTGTGACCAACCACGGCCCAAAGGACAACCCACTCCCCCGGCAGGGTATCTAGTAAGCAGATATTAAACAGAAAGGAGAGCCTCTCTCGTATGTTTCCTGCCGGGGGACTCCCTTCAAATATGCCGCAGCACGATGCAGCCCACGATCAGGGCCGGAGGGTCGCGCCCTCCATGCGGCGCCAAATAGGGCGTGCCCGTCTCGCTGAAAAGATGGGAGGGTCGGGTACGGGGAATTTTTGATTGAGGTGGTGACATGGCTGCACGGCTGACGGATAAGCAGAAAAAGAAAATAGTGGCTGATTATCTGGAGACCGAGAGCTATAACGCCACAGCAAAAATCAATGGGGTTTCCAAAGATACTGTGAAGCGGATAGTGCTAAAGTGCGAAGGATTCGCCCAAAAGGCGCAACAAAAAAAGAAGCAGAATACACTTGATATGCTGGCCTTTATGGAGACGCGCAAGGAAAAGATGCAGGAGGCCATCGACCTCCACCTGATGGCGCTGACAGACCCGGAAAAGATCAGGGATGCGGGATTATCTCAAATTGCTACTTCTTTCGGGATCATCGTTGACAAGGCCACAAAGAACACAGCCAGCGGAAACGACAGTTTGAACAAGTTGGATGGTTTGTTGAAGGAGTTTAAGGATGCTGTTAAGTCCGAAACAAACTGAATTTGTCCGGGAGGGGCATCACCGCTGGAATTTTAAGGGAGGGGCCACCCGCAGCGGGAAAACCTACCTTGATTTCCGGTGGATCATCCCAATCCGCATCCGGGAGCGTGTTGGCAAGGACGGTCTGACGGTTATTCTTGGTGTCACTAAATCTACCATTGAGCGGAATGTACTTGAGCCTATGCGAACGATCTATGGTGACGATCTTGTTGGCACGATTTCCAGCGACAATACGGCGTGGATATTTGGGGAAAAGTGCTACTGTCTTGGAGCGGAAAAAGTAACGCAGGTATCAAAAATCCGCGGTGCATCAATCAAATACTGCTATGGAGACGAGGTGGCGGACTGGAGCCAGGAAGTCTTTGAGCTGCTGAAAAGCCGTCTGGATAAGGCGTATTCGTGCTTTGACGGCACTTATAATCCGCAGGGGCCGAATCACTGGTTGAAAGTGTTTCTGGACAGTAAAGCGGATATTTTTAGCCAGACATATACCATTGACGATAATCCGTTTCTCCCGGAGGCTTTTGTGGAGAACCTAAAACGGGAGTATCGTGGCACGGTTTTTTATGACCGTTATATTTTGGGACAGTGGGCGCTGGCTGAGGGACTGATCTACCCCATGTTTGGGGAGAGCAACATCGTGGACGCGGTTCCAGACAGGGGCGAGTATTACATATCCTGCGACTATGGAACACTGAACCCCTTTTCCGCTGGTTTGTGGTGCTGGGACGGGAAAACTGCAACCAGGATACGGGAGTATTACTATTCGGGACGGGACGAGTGCTCCAACAAGACAGACGAGGAATATTACATGGAGCTGGAGAAGCTGGCCGGAGATTTGCCCGTAAAATCAGCCGTTGTGGACCCTTCTGCTGCCAGTTTTATTGAAGTCATCCGGCGGCATAAGCGGTTCACCGTCAAAAAGGCCGTCAATGATGTTTTGCCGGGGATCATGACAACAGCCAGATACTTGCAGGACGGAACGGTCAAGATCCATCGGTCCTGTAAGGACGCGATCCGGGAATTTGGCCTATATAGATGGGATGAAGAGTCCACAGAGGACAGGCCCATCAAAGAAAACGACCACGCTATGGACGATACAAGATATTTTGTGATGACTATTCTCCGGCATAAAGTCGGGAAGGAGACTTATATTCCGCTGTACGCACGGAGGTGAGACATTGAGGACATATCAAGACCTGCTGGAAGTTGGAGAAAACGAAAAAGAGCGCATGGAATTTGTGCGGGGAGCTGTTCGGGACCATATTTCCAGCGACGATTATAAAATCGCTGCCGCTGCGGAGGCGTACTATGCAAAGCACAACCTGACTATTGAGAAATTCCAGAAATTCCTGTACAACGCCAACGGGCAGGCTTATCCTGATCTGTTTTCTGCGAACTACAAGCTAAAAACCCTGTTTTTTCGGCGGTTTGTTATCCAGCAGGTTCAATATGTGCTTTCCAACGGCGTTACTTTCGAGCAGGACAGCACAAAAGAGCGGCTTGGAGAGACATTTGATAGCAGACTGTCCCAAATGGCTAAGAAAGCCATGGTGGACAAGGTGGCGTTTGGGTTTTGGAACTATGACCATCTGGAGGTTTTCAGCTACGCTGACACGCCAAACGAGCCGGGATTTGTACCGCTGTACGACCAGGACGATGGTTTTCTAAAGGCCGGAATTCGCTATTGGAGCCTGGAAGAGACACAAACGAAACGTTATACCCTCTATGAGCTGGACGGATACACAGAGTACATCCAGCGTAAAGGCGAAGACATACAGGTAAGCCAAGACAAGCGCTCCTATCGGCAGACGATCCGCCGGTCAGAAGTGGACGGGGAGACTGTGGAGGGCGGAGACAACTATCCGGGTTTCCCGATCATTCCCATGTATGCCAATGATCTTCGCCAAAGTGAGTTGGTTGGAATTCGGGAGTCCATTGACTGTTACGATTTCGTTAAGTCTGGGCTTGCCAACGAAATTGACGATTCCAGCGGCATTTACTGGGTTTTGCAAAACTCCGGCGGCATGGATGACGTAGACATCGCCCGGTTCCTCGATAGGATGCGGACATTGAGAGCCGCAACGGTGGACAGCGACGACGGAGGCGGGGCGGAGGCACACACACTGGATGTCCCATATCAGGCACGAGAAGCCATGCTAACACGTCTCAGGAGTGACCTGTACGAGGATTTCCAGCTTGTGGACATGGATAAGATCATGAGCGGAAACCTGACCGCTACGGCTATCAGAATGGGCTACCAGAGCCAGGATGACAAATGCGGCGACTTTGAGTATTGCATCCGGGACTTTATCGGGAAGCTGCTGGCTTTGCTTGACATTGACGACACGCCGTCTTTCCAGTGGAACCGGATCGCAAACCAGTTGGAAGAGACGCAGATGGTCATGACTGCAGCTACTTATTTGGACTCTGAAGCCATTCTCCGCCATTTGCCTTGGCTGACAAACGATGAGGTAGATGACATTTTGGAGCGGAAAGACGCCGAAGCAATGGACAGGCTGGGGGTGACGAATAATGCCAACAGACCTGGGGCACCAGTGGACGGATCAGGAACTGGAACGGCTGGAACGGAGAATAGCGAGGGTTTACCGGGAAGCGTGGGATGACCTCGAAAAAACAGTCATCGACTACTTTGAACGCTTCCAAGAACGGGACGAACAGATGAAAAAGCTGATCGGAACCGTTCAAAATGGTAAAACCTGGACAGAAGGAGATTACAAACAATGGAGATTGAACCAGATCGGGCGCGGAGAGCGATTTGACGATTTGGCCGTCAAGGTTGCGGAGCGGTACACCAAGGCCAATGAAACCGCAATCGCCTATGTGAATGATGATACGCCGTCTATTTACTCTCTGAATCGTAACTATGCCGCGTATACCATAGAACAAGTAGCTGGTGACGCGGGGTTTGCACTGTGGGACGAACAGACCGTAAAGCGCTTGATCGTGGAAGAACCCGACCTGATGCCATATTACCCGCCTGAAAAGGCCGTAAAGCGAGGGATTGACCTGGCATGGGGAAAGAGACAAATCACTGCCTCTGTGACAAGTTCCATCTTGCAGGGCAGAAGTATCAAAGGGATTGCGGACGATTTGCAGAACCGCATATCGGATATGAACCGGACAAGCGCCATAAGAGCCGCAAGGACTGCCGTCACAGGCGCGGAAAACGCCGGGAGGATGGACAGCTATGTGGCGGCGGCGAAAATGGGCATCAAGGTCCGCAAGCGGTGGATTGCTACAAAGGACAGCCGGACCCGGCACAGCCACCAGACGCTGGACGGCGTGACAGTGGACTATAACAAGCCTTTTGAATCGGATTTAGGCAGTGAAATGATGTTCCCCGGAGACCCAAAGGGTGCAAAGCCTGGAGACCTCTACAACTGCCGGTGCAGTATGCGGACGGTTGAGGTGGAAGGGATTGAGGCCGAACCCCGCCAAATGCGAGTAAAAGGTCCTGATGGGAGGTATGTGCTTGTCAATGAAATGACCTATTCCGAATGGAAAGAGTGGGTGAAAAGCCGTGGCGAATAACAGCGAAATGCGAATTGACGTTGTAAACAACTCCGTCCAGGTGGGAGAAGCGTTTCGCGCGGCTTGCCTGCGGGCCTTGGAGCGCTGCGGGATGGAGGCGGAAGGGTATGCAAAGGACCTTGCCCCGGTTGACACTGGGCGGCTTAGAAACGGCATTTCACACGCAGTTTCTGAAGATGAAATGGCCGCTTACGTCGGGACGAACGTCGAATACGGCGTTTACCAGGAATTAGGCACCGGCATTTATGCGGAGGGCGGAGGCGGACGGCCCACGCCGTGGGTGTATCAGGACGCACAGGGCAACTGGCATTGGACAAGGGGCAATCAAGCACACCCGTTTTTGAAACCGGCGGTGGCAGACCACCCGCAGACCTACCGGAATATCATAGAGGATGAACTGAAAAATGGATGAAAAAGCATGGGCCATTATCAAGGCCATCATTACCAAAGGAAACGACGCCGTAGTCCGAAAAAAAGGAGATGGGTACATTGTTCTGGAGGACAAGCGGGAAATCAAGTTCCAGGCAAAAGAAAACCGCCCCGGTTAGGGGCGGAAGAAAGGCATTAGTCAACTAATATTTCACGAAATCTTTCTTTGTCATAGTGCACAAGAACCGTGCTTCCACCAGAGCGCAGAGAAACTTCATACCCATATCTGGATGGGACGAGCGATAGCGAGAGAGATTCGTTGCAATCAGCGAACTTGACTTCCCCGGACTTGTGCAATAAATCCCACAACTTGTTAAATCTCGTGTTGTTCATCTTTTTCCCTTTCTGCCCTCGTGACCTCCGGGGCGGGTGGTTGGTTTAGTTGTGGCAGCCGGTAGCGTTTGCAAATGCAATCAAGGCTTGCTTTGCGGCTTCGTGCGCCGCCTTCAATCCAAGGTTTTCTCTGTCTGCGCAGTATGCGTAAAAGAGTTTGCATTCATTTTCGGCTAAAGTATCAAGGATTTCTTGGTTTGTCATTTCTTTCCCTCCCGGCCTGTGGCCTGTCTTGTTTGTTCCTTGTGAGTATAATATAACATGGTTTAACCATATATTCAAGCGGCAAATTTCACAAAGTTTAACCATATATATTGTGCGGATTGTACATTGTTAAACCATATAAAATCATGTAAAATGATTTTGGAGGTGGTACAATGGCGCTCACAGAGGCACAGAAAAGAGCGAATAACAAATACATTGCTGAACACATGACTGTTTTAGGGTGTAAGGTCCGAAAGGAATATGCGGACAAGGTGAGAGAAAAAGCAAAGGAAGAAGGGACCAGCGTCAATGCAATATTGAAAAGGGTGCTTGATGAATTTTTAGAAAAGTAAACACTGAACCCTGCTCTAATTGGTGAGCGGGAAGGACCGTTGGGGTCAACTTGTAAGGGTTTCTTGCAGGTTGGCTCCTTTTTTATTTGGTAAAACCCGCAAAGTACAGCGGTTTTTATATCACAGTCGCCCCCGAAGTACTGGGGCCGAAGAAAAGGAGACTGATTATGGCACTGACCAGACGTGCCCTCAAAGCTATGGGCATTGAGGACGAGAAGATCGACGAGATCATCACCATGCACACAGACACTGTGGACGGCCTGAAAGCGGACGTTGCGAAGTATAAGGCCGACGCAGAAGCCCTGCCCGAAGTACAGAAGCAGTTGGAAAAGGCGCAGGCGGATCTGGAAGCGGGCAAGAAAGACTCGTGGAAAGTGAAATATGAGGCCATCAAAGAGGAATTTGAAGGCTACAAGACCGAGCAGACCAAGAAGGAGAGCCATGCAGCCAAAGAAAAGGCTTACCGGGCGCTCCTGCAAGAGGCCGGGGTAAGTGAGAAGCGCCTGGAATCCGTCCTGAAGGTCTCCGATGTGGACAGCGTGGAGTTGGACGACAACGGAGCCATCAAGGGCGCTGACAAGCTCACGGAAAGTATCAAGAGCGAGTGGGCGGACTTTATCACCACTACGCAGACCAGAGGCGCACAGACCTCCAATCCCCCGGCAAACAACAACAGCGGTGCAATGACAAAGGCCGACATCTACAAAAAGGATGAACATGGCCGGTATGTTTTGTCCGCCGCAGAGCGTCAAAAGGCGCTCGTGGAAAACCAGATTACTTGAAAGGAATGATATTGAATGGCAGCTACCAATGTTGAGAGCTTTACTACCCCTCGCGATTCGCTCCCCAATGTATATACCACCGTGACCGCCCGCGAGGTGGACTTTGTTACCCGGTTCAATGACAACTGGGAGGCCCTGCGGAACATCTTGGGCATTATGCGGCCTATCCGCAAGACGCCCGGCACTCAGCTGATCTCTTACACCGCAAGCGTGGATCTAGAGGATGGCGAAGTGGGCCCCGGCGAGGTAATCCCCTATTCCAAGACCACCATCGTACAGGCCAAGAAGGATGACATCACCATCCAGAAGTACGCCAAGGCTGTGCCCATTGAGGATGTGGACAAGTACGGCGCGGAGATCGCCGTGGAGAAGTCCGACGATGCGTTCCTGACTAAGCTCCAGAACGTGGTGCTGGGTGACTTCTACACCTTCCTGAACACCGGTTCTCTGGCCGGCACCGCTACCACCTGGCAGGCCGCTCTTGCCCAGGCTCAGGGCAAGGTGCTGGACAAGTTCGCTGGAATGGCAAAGGACGTGACTCAGGTCGTTGGCTTTGCCAATATTCTTGATGCTTACGACTACCTGGGCACTGCTGACATCACGGTGCAGACCCAGTTTGGAATCAACTACATCCAGAATTTCATGGGTTACTCCACGCTGTTCCTGCTGCCCGCCACGATCTCCGGCGGCTCTGGCATTGCCCGGAATACGGTTCTGGCGACTCCTGTGGAGAATATCGACCTGTACTACATCGATCCCGGCGACAGCGAGTTTGCCCGGCTGGGCCTGAACTACACCACTCAGGGTGAGACCAACCTGATCGGGTTCCACGCCCAGGGCAACTACTCCACCGCTGTGGGCGAGAGCTACGCCATTATGGGCATGAAGCTTTGGGCTGAATATCTGGATGGCATTGCCAAGATTACCGTATCGGCGGGGGGTTAATCGGGTCTGACACTTTAACGCTCTTCCCCAGCAGTCAGACCCTATTGGGGAAACAGGTATCTGAATTGGTCGGTGATGATCTGACAGTAAAAGCCGATGGTTCTGTAACTGGTACATTTCACTATGTGACTGGGTATTCCGAGTTCAGCAGTTTGCCAGGTGAAGATAGCGGCTATTACTTCCCCTTCCACCTGACCAAAACCGGGACCAATATGACCTTCAAGAAAAACGGAGAGACCACAAAGGACAAGATTGCCTTTGACCCGGACATTGTATTCCGGGTGACAAAGAATGACACCTTTGAGGTGCTTGTGGACGATGCCAGCGTTGTGACATTCAAATTCTCTGGGGTAACATTTGAACCGCAGGCAAAAGCAAAAACCAGATCGAGAAAGTGATAGGAGGGCGGCGTGATGCTTGAAACCGTTTTGATGTATCTGAACAACTGGTTCGCCGTGGGCCGGTATGACGATACATACATCATCGAGGACGGCGGCATTACGCTGCCTTTCCTCGCAAATGGGCAGTATTTTCGAATTGTGGGGAGCCTGTTCAACGATGGGGTTTATCAGTATCCGGCGGAGCTGACCGATGAGACGTTTACCGGCTCTGTGTGGGCGCTGGCCATTCCAAAAGCATTGTTATCCACGGTAGAGGAAATTACCGCCTGGACGGCCAAAAACGGGGATGGCGGGGCGTACACGTCGGAGAGTTTCGGCGGGTACAGCTATTCCAAGGCCACAAACTCAAAGGGCGTTGCCGTGGGCTGGAGGGACGTGTTTGCCGCCCAGCTTGCCCCCTGGAAGAAACCGGCGGGAAGCTGGCAGTATGCAAACCCGAACCCGCATATGACTCCGCCGGAGCCGCACAAAGACAACCCGTGGAGGTGAGAACGTGTCTTTGCTTGATGATTTTGCACGCACCTGCGTGCTGATGGAAAAAAAGCGTGTGCCAGATGGAGCAGGCGGCTACATGGTGCAATGGGAAGAAGGGGCGGAGTTCACTAACTATCAGGCGCTGGACACCTCCATGGAGGCCAGAATCGCGGAAAAGCAGGGTGTCACAAGCCTATATTCCGCGCTGGTGGACAAGGATTTCCCCATCGAGTACAACGATGTGTTCAAAGACACGGAGACCGGCCAGACCTACCGTGTGACCTCCAACCCGGAGGAAAAGCCTGCTCCTAAATCGTCCACGCTGCCTCTGAAATACTTCACGGCGGAGAAATGGGGCCTGACCACATGACCAAGAACAAAGCCCTTTATGCCTGGTTCAACGAGGGAGCAATCCCGTTTTACCGTGCGTCCTCTGTTCCGAATGACGTAATCATGCCATATGGGACATACGAGTATATCGAGTCCGCATTTGACGCCGGAGAAGTCGGCCTGACAGTCAACCTATTCTTTCGGACGGAGAGCGAGGCCGTACCAGACGAAGCGGCACAAAACCTGTCTAAGCGCATTGGATACGGCGGCGTGACGATCCCCTGCGACGAAGGATACATCTGGCTGAAACGGGGATCGCCGTTTTGCCAAAGCGTTGTTTACGAAGAAGACCCGGCCATCAAGCGCCGGTTCATCAACATTACCGCTGAATACCTGACATTCAGCTGAAAGGAGACACAATGGGTAAATTTACAAAAATCCCGCAGAACACATTTGAGGAGCTGCAAATGGACGCGGGCGTTATTCTTACAAGTTTTGATCCGTCAACACCGGACGCTCCGGAAGATACGGATATTGTGTGCGCCACTACTGGCGGCATCCAGGTTTCCTGCGTTCCTACCTACTCCGACATGGGCGAGGACGTGGACAACTGCCCCGTCAATATGATGGAGCTGAAGCACCTGGACTCCTGGGAATGTACCATGAGCTTTACGGCTCTTGGCACGTCGCCGGAGGCAATCAAGCTGGCTCTTGGAGCGGCGGACATCGGCTCTCCCGATACCACGAAAGTCACGCCTCGACGGGACCTGTTGCAGACCGACTTCCAGGACATCTGGTGGGTTGGTGATCGGGCAGACGGCGGTATGGTGGCTGTGTGCCTGAAAAATGCTCTGTCTACCGGCGGATTTTCGCTCCAGACCACCAAAAATGGCAAGGGCCAGGTCTCTGTGGAGCTGACCGGCCATGTGTCCATGGACGCACAGGACACCATGCCCATGGAATTTTACTCTGCAGGTCCGGAGGAAAGCACCTGATGAGACTGTCTGATATCAAGGGTGAGCGGACGCTGGACGTGATCGCCGATATTATCGATCCGATTGCCAACATTGCGGAGGATGAGGTGGCGTCTGATCTGTTCAAGCGAGAAAAGCTGCCGGAAGGCATGACGGCCAAGAAATTCCTGTTGCAGAGGGCAAGAAAGGCCGCTCCTGCCCTCCTGAAGGGCCACAAGGGCGACATTATCTCAATCTTGTCCACCATCGAAGGGACCACTCCAGAGGCATACACAGGCACGCTGAACCTCGTCAAGCTCATCAAGGACACCATTGATCTGCTGACCGACGAAACGTTCACAACGCTTTTTATATCAGCGCAGAGCGGGGATTCCTCTGGCTCTGCGCAGGAGAGTACCGAGGCCCCCGGAGCGTAAAGGCTTTTTCCCGGTACGTCTTTGCACGGTTTGAACAAGACGCAAAAGACAAGGCGTACCGGGTTTATATGACTGACGTGCTGAAAATCCTTGCGGAGAATACTGCAAAATACTCCGGCGGCAGTTATATGAAGATCAGGTATTACGACCTTATTCGACCGAAGCCGGAGGAAAACCGCACCCCGGAAGAGATCATCGGGAACATGAAAGAAAAAATCGCACGGATAGGGGGTGGAGACGCTGAACCTGTTTGAATTATTTGCCCGGATTATTCTGGATACAAGTGATTATGATGATAACCTAGACGAAGCCAGCAGAAATACAGAGTCGTTTGCTGACAAACTGAAAAACGGCCTGTCTACGGCAGCAAAGGTAGGCGCAGCGGCTTTGACTGCGGCTGCTTCTGGAGTAGCGGCACTCACAAAATCCTCTATTGACCAGTATGCGGAGTATGAGCAGCTTGTGGGCGGCGTAGATACTCTGTTTAAGGATGCGTCCGATACGATCCAGCAATATGCGTCGAACGCATATAAAACTGCTGGCGTATCTGCAAACACATACATGGAGCAGGCGACAGCGTTTTCCGCCTCTCTGATCCAATCTCTGGGCGGGGATACACAGGCGGCGGCTGAGTACGCCAATCAGGCCATCATGGATATGTCTGACAATGCTAACAAGATGGGCACGGACATTGAGAGCATCCAGCAGACTTACCAATCCCTCATGCGCGGAAACTACGCTATGCTGGACAACCTGAAACTGGGGTACGGTGGCACAAAGTCCGAACTGGAACGCCTGGTTGCGGATGCAGAGGAATTGACCGGACAGGCATTAGACCCATCTAAATTCTCCGATGTGATTACTGCTATCCATGCGGTGCAAGAGAACATGGGAATCACTGGCACTACTGCTAAAGAGGCCGCAACAACCATTGAAGGCTCTGTCGGGATGATGAGAGCAGCGTGGGATAATCTGCTTGTCGGCATTGCAAATGATAACGGAGACCTAGGAAGCCTTACATATGAATTTGCGGACACTGTCGAAACTGCGCTAAGTAATATTCTTCCAAGAGTAAAAATAATTTTGGGCGGAATTGGGCAAGTTATTGCAGATATGGGCACAATAATTGCTCAGACGCTTCCTGAAATGATTTCCACAGTTTTACCATCGCTTATCAGCGCCGGGGCGCAGCTTCTTGTGGGTCTGGTGGCGGGCATTATCAGCGCTCTTCCCCAACTGGCGGCGTCTGTTCCGGAAATTGTTTCTGCCCTATACACAAGCATTGTTTCCGCTGGGCCGCAGTTGGCAACAGCAGGCACACAGCTGCTCTCTATGTTCACAAGTGGAATCGAAACCGGAATTCCGGATTTAATTTCCAGATTGCCGCAGATCATAGAAGGAATCCTGAATTTCATCGCAGAAAATCTCCCATCTATCTTGGACATGGGCGTTCAGATTTTGACTTCTCTGCAAGATGGAATTATAAACTCCATTTCGTCTCTTGTTTCGTCTCTGCCGCAGGTTATCTCCGCCATTACTGGGTTTATAGCAGATAATCTCCCAGCCATTGTGAACGCCGGAATTAGCGTGCTTGTAAACCTTGCATCCGGCATTGTATCTGCTATCCCACAGTTGGTTGCTGTATTGCCACAGATTATCTCTGCCATTGTGAACGGTATTGGAAATCTAATGGGAAGTATTGTAGATATCGGTGAAAACATTGTGCAGGGAATTTGGGAAGGCATCCAGAACATGTCAACCTGGATTAAAAACAAAGTAACAGGATTTTTCTCCGGGATTGTCGATGGAGTAAAGGGATTGCTTGGCATCCACTCCCCGTCCACGGTCTTTGCAGACATGGGCAAAAACATGGCCCTTGGACTAGGGGATGGCTGGGACAATGAGTATAGTCATATTCGGCGCGACATTGAGAATGGCTTGAATTTCGGAACCGCTAATGTTGACTACTCCTCTTCCATGTTGGGCCGGTCGCAGTCTGGATTATCCAATGCATTTAATAACATAGCGGCCACAATGGGTCAGAACTTTACAATCACGGTGCAGTCGGTCCTTGACGGTAAAGTTATCGGCGAAACTGCTTATCAGTATAGCCGCAATAAACAGCGGGCTTACGGAACGTAGGTGATGATATGAATGTTACATTCAAAATCGGGACTCTGGACTTATCCTCCAAGCTATCCACCTATAAAGTGACGTGGGAGGTTTCCTACCAGAAGATCATTACAACACTTGACAATGTGGAGCATCCATTTTCTGCACCGAAAAGAGCAATCGTGGATTTCTCTCTTTTGCCCCTTGACGATGACTTGGCCTCGTCTGTTTACGATGCGCTGGCAGAACAGACACAGACGGTTACTTTTACCGACCCATATAGTGCAGCAGATATTACAAGGTCTATGCGCATCACCAACAACCTTGAGGCGGAGTTTGGCCTGAAATCCGTGAACGGAAAGCGGTACTACAAGGGCGGAGAAATCCAAATGAGGGCAAACTGATGCAGCTTACAAGCGATCTCTATAAAGAAATACTATCCAACCCGAACCACTATAAGGAAACCAAACTGAACATTGCAGGGGTGGAGTATGGACAGGAAAACATTGTCTCTGTCCGGACATCCGGTGGACTTTTTACTGCTCCCGGAATCGGAAATTGCGCCGCCCGGCAGATTGACCTTGAAATACTACCGACCGGAGCTATCCCGAGACAGGCTCAAATAAAAGTTTTTGTTCGGTTGGCCTTGGGGGAACAGCGGTCCGAATGGTTGGAAAAAGGCGTATTTTTTATCTCCACTAGGACGAAAGACAAGCGAACGGGAAGCCTGACTATTACTGGATATGACGCTATGTTGAAAGCAGAGTCGGTATGGCTCAACTCCGATTATGATACTGAAAACTGGCCCATGTCACAGCAGGAAGCGGCAGAAGATATTGCCTACCGGATGGGGGTAGAGGTAGACCCTAGAACGGTTCTGACAACATCATTCCCTGTGGATTATCCCGTGGACGAAAACGGTGACTTGACCATGCGGGAGGTACTGGGCTATATCGCCGTATCCAACGCCGGGAATTGGATTATCACCGATGAAGGGAAATTGCTGCTAGTGAAGTATGGCGACATTCCTCCAGAAACGTATTATCTGGTTGAGGAAAACGGCTTTGCAATCACGTTTGGGGGTGACAGAATCCTTGTCTGACAAATTTTTTTTGGGGCCCCACGTCGGGGAGCTAGAGACAGGAGACATACCCGCCAACATCAGCAGAGTCAACTTGTCCGTAGACAGCGACCATTACTATACCGCTGGAGACGATACCGGCCGGGCTATCGAAGTAACCTGCCCATGGGGCACGCAGGAGATGGCGAACAGTATCCTGGCCGCTATCAGCGGGAAAACATATCAGCCTTATACAGCGACGGATGCACTTTTGGATCCTGCAGCAGAAATCGGGGACGCGGTGACGGTAGGCGGATATTATTCGGTAATCGCCTCTATCAACAACTTATTTGACCGAGCCTGTGCTCCAACCATTTCCGCCCCTGAATCGGACGAAATTGACGATGAATACCCTTATGAATCCAAAGAACGCCGTGAAACAAACCGACAGCTCGCCCACACCCACTCCCTAATCACCAAAACAGCCGAGGAAATCCGGCTGGAAGTCAAAAACGAAATTGACGGGCTTTCCGCGTCCATTGATATCAAACTGGATAGCATCACCAGCACAGTGCAGGGATTGGATAACCAAATATCCCAAATCCAACAGACCATAGATTCTATCACCCTAGAAGTTTCCAATAGTACAGCATCTTCCAGGATTAGTTTAGAGATTAACGGGATTACCGTGGCTTCTAAAACTATCAGATTTACAGGAGATATCGTTTTCGAGAGTGATCTTTCGTCTGGCACCACTTTGATTTCTGGCGATTGTATTCGGACTGGCCAAGTTAGCGCCAATTACATCCACCTGGGCGGCAAAATGGATGTGTACCGAACATCCGGTGGAAGTTCATTCGGCGGATATATCGGATATATGTCCGGCATGACGGCTTCGGGGAGCTCCACGGCGGGCATTGCCATCGCCAGCAGCAACGAGGCGGCGGTGGTGATCTGCACCACCAATGGCGCCCGGATGGGATATGACGGCGTTTCCACGGTGGTGTGCACCGCGACGCAGGTCTCCATCACCGGGGACACGGTATTCATCAACGGGGAGCCAGCCACAACCTCCGACGCGCGGCTGAAAACAGAAAAGCAATATGACGTAGAGAAATACCTGGGTGTATTTGACCGGCTGAAGCCCTGCACCTTTGTCTATGATGGGCACAAACGCCGCCACCTGGGCCTGATCGCCCAGGAAGTGCAGGAGGCCCTGGCGGACGAAGGTATCCCGGAGAGCGACTTCGCGGCGCTTTGCACGGAGCCGCCTGGCGAGGAACGGCCGGACGGTCTTTATACTCTGCGCTATGGGGAGATTCAGATTATGGCGATTGCTAAAATCCATCAACTCGAAAAAAAGATTAAAGATTTGGAGGAAAAATTGAATGGCTGATTTGACCAAAATCCATGAAGAGGCATCCGGTGCCTATGCAATCTTGTCCTCACTGACTGTTAGCGGAGACGCCGTGGATGCCATTGCAGCTATTAGAGCTAAACTGCGCCGCGTGGTGGAACTATCCGCTCCGGAGGAAACGGAGAAGAAGCATGGCTGACAAAACGATAGGTTCTCTTCCCGTAGCTTCCCAACTTGATAATGATAGCCTGCTAGTTGTAGAGCAACAATCACAGGCGCGTAGTATCAAGGGAGAGCTAATCAAAAAGTTTGCGCAAGCTGCGGCTGCAGAGTCAGTTTCGGCGGCTCAAAAAGCGGCAGAAGAAGCGCAGCTTGCAAAACAGGGAGCTGACGTAGCCAAAGAAGCGGCAGAGAAAGCAAGGACAGGCGCGGAAAACGCGAAAGATGCCGCTGAGACCGCCAAAAACGCCATTGAGAATATGACCGTATCGGCAGAAACTTTACCGCCTGAAAGCAACGCCACAGCCACCAAAAAAGCGGTTGCAGAATCTTTCCACATTGCTTTCGGGATTCCGCGAGGCAAACAGGGGGAGCCTGGACCACAAGGCCAGCAGGGAATTCAGGGTCCGCCCGGCCCTCAAGGCCCCAGCGGCGTAGCTGTTGCGGCTGAAGGGCAATATGCTTTCAACATAGACGAAAATGGGCATTTGATCTTGTACTATACCGGAGATTCCGCGCCCGACTTTGAGATTGGAGAGGACGGGCATCTCTACCTAAATATTGCTTAAAGGAGGGCTGTGTCATGCCGCAGATTGATTTGGGCCAGGTTGTAGGCCCACAGGGAGCACAAGGGGAACCTGGACCGCAGGGCGCACAGGGTATCCAAGGGCCTGCTGGACCAGCAGCTACTATTAATGGTGTCAATGCCTTAATTATTGAGGCAGGAAACAATATCGAGTTGTCTCAAAGCGGCTCCACAACTAGGTTATCAGTCCCGACGGATGCTGCACCAACAGAAGACAGTACGAAACCTGTCCAGTCTGGAGGTGTTGCGGCGGCTTTGTCTAATAAGGCGCCTGCGGGGTTCGGGTTGGGAACAGTTGCTGTTAACATTTCGGACCTGAATGATGCCACAAAAAACGGATGGTACATGAATGGCGCGGGTGGGGAGGCCGTACACGCTCCGGACAATGTTCCTGGTTGGCTTGTACTGGTGTGCGCATGCGCTGATGAGATTGTGTTTCAAACTGCATATCGCTACGGGAGTGACAAGGGCCTGATAAGTGCTCGGCGAGCCCATCACTATCTTTTTGGAGGGTGGCATCCTTGGGAGTGGATCAATCCCCCCATGCAGTTAGGCGTCGAGTACCGCACCACTGAGCGGTACAGCAACAAACCTGTGTTTGTGATGGCCGTGAACGGCGGGGGGGTCCCGAACAGCTCGTCAAAGAAGATTGACGTCCAAATCCCGGATACCAGCGGCCAGGTAAAGATGCTGGATTGCTATGGCGTATTGGATAACGGAACGCAAATTCCGGGGCTTTTTGGAGAATCTGTTTTCGACGCATCAAACTATCTTGGCCTGTTTACACAAAACGGGAATGGGAAGTTCACAATTTCGGTCGGGTCTGGCCGTACAGTCGGATTAAACTTCACCTTATTCTTGAAATACTGGAAGGAGGGCACATGAAGATCATCAAATACCAGCTGGCGACAGAAGTCAACCACGGCACCCCCGAGGAACCGGACATCGAGACGGTGCTCTCCGGTGTTACGATGCCCTACACGGAAGCGAATTACGCTATCGCCCAGGCGGAGGCATATCAAGGGCAGATTACCGTGGAGGACGATGGACAGCCGGAGCCGGAACCTGGAGCCGAGGACATTACTCTTGATATGCTGGCAGACCATGAGGAACGCCTGTGTATGCTGGAACTCACCACAACTACTGTATGACAAGGAAGGAGCAGGACCATGACAACTGTATACAATCTTTGCAAACTGCTGATTGACCGTGGGCGGACTGACGGCCTCCAGGAAAAAATGGACGTGTACCTCGCCGCCGACAGGCTGACCACGGAGGAATACAGCGCCCTCAGTAAAATGTTGACTGCGGAGGCGGCAGAGTAAGGAGGTCCAAATGGACGAGAAGTGCATCCTGGACCCGCAGAGGGATTGCCTAGGGCTTGCCAAAGCGAACATGCTGGAAAAGCAGATGTCGGAATGGCGGGAGGCATCCCGCAGCACCCACAAAGAACTCTTTGACCGGATGCGGGAACTGGAAAAGGCGGAGGCCGCCCGGAATGAGCAGTACGACAACATCATGGAGAAGCTGGACAGGCTGATCGCATGGCAGGAGGCCGAGCAGGCCAAGCCGAAAAAGCGGTGGGAAGCCATCGTGGACAAGTCCGTATGGGCGGTTCTGGCGGCTGTGATTGCGTTTATTTTGGCCCGCATTGGGCTGTAAAAAAGCGACGCCCCCGAAGGAGCGCCGCAAGCCCGTAGTATTCGTTGTCTCCGTCCATTGCGACTTAACGCGGAGGGAGCGCTATCAAAACAGCACACGTCTGCACAACGGGCAATAACATCTTACATCATTAGAAACCGGCGGTCAAGCCGGATATTTGAAAGGAGCTACCAATCATGAACAAGACCATCAATAACATCATCGATGACTTCAAGAGCGGCAAGATTACTGTGGAGGATGCCAACAAGCTGCTGGTTGAGGCTGGCGCCGGATTTTCCCTGAACCCCGAAAAGAACCCCTATGGCGGATGGACCGAGGCAGAGATGGCGGAGGGATTCCTTCCCGGCGAGGAAAAGGAGCCTCTTCCGGACAAGGTAGACATGGGCCGAAATCAGGCGCTTGCCGGACAAGTGGTTCGCCAGAATACCAAGCGCGGAAAGTTTGATGTGACCTATGATGCAGACGGTTATGCCGTCAAGGCCATCCGAGTGTAATCGGGAGGTCTGATATGGACATTTCCTCTCTTGGCATCACCGGAGTGGCGGCTATCACCGTCATCTGCCTGCTGATTGGGCAGGGCGTGAAAGCGTCCTCTCTGGACAGCAAGTTCATCCCTATCATTTGCGGTGTCTGCGGTGCTGTGCTGGGTGTGGTAGGTATGTTCCTTATGCCGGACTTCCCGGCCACGGACTACATCACTGCGGCGGCTGTGGGCATTGTGAGCGGCCTGGCTGCTACCGGAGCCAACCAGGTAATCAAGCAGCTGGGAAGTGACAGTAAATGAGCTACACGATAAAGGAGCAGCTGGCGAACTCCGGGAACTATGGCGGTTCCCGGAACGCCAGCCAAATCCGGTATCTAGTGTACCACTACACCGGAAATGACGGGGACAGGGCGGCAAACAACGCAAAGTATTTTCAGAACAACATCGTCAAGGCCAGCGCCCACTACTTTGTCGATGATACTACAGTCTGGCGGTCTGTGCCTGATCTAAAAGTGGCATGGTCCGTCGGCGGCAGCAAGTACGCCAACGCTGACAAGACTGGTGGCGGCACCATGTATGGTGTTATCACCAACACCAACAGCCTTTCCATTGAGATGTGTGACACCATCCGGAACGGTGTCTATCAGGCCAGCGAGGCAACCCTTGCCAACGCTGCCGCTCTGGGCCGGGAGCTGATGGAGAAGTATCACATCCCCATTGAGAACGTGTACCGTCACTTTGACGTGACTGGGAAGCACTGCCCGTCGTACTTGGTGAACGCCCAGAAGTGGGCAGAGTTCAAGAAGAGACTGGAGGTCAAGATCATGGACAATACACCCAGCGGCGCCCACAAGGAGGGCGTGGAATGGGCCGTAAAGAACGGCATCCTGACGGGCAATAGCGATGGAGACCTGATGCTCTCCCAGCCCGTTACCCGGCAGCAGATGTGCACGATGTTGCATCGGCTTTGGGAGCTGATCGAAAGGACGTGAAACTGTGGCAACTGCCCGTGTCAGATTACCGGATAGCCTGGATGGCCTTATGCGCTCCGAGATGGAGACGGCCATCCGGGAGGCCAATCTTGGGAACGACGACACGGACATTGCCAGGCGCTATCTGATCGACCAGGTCCCGCAAATCGACATTGCAGCGGAGTTCGGCTGGGAGCGGTCTACCATTTCCTACCGGGTCAAACGGATCGTCTCAAAGGTCGAAAGAACTGCACGGAAGCTACATTTCACATAACTTCACCTAAACCCCGCTTGGATACCACCCAGGCGGGGCCTTTTTCTGCAAAAATATCATCAGGAGGACGTAAGGAACAAGGGCTGGTACACGTCGCCGCCCTCCTTGCGGCCTTCTGATCTTTTATATAAGGACGTGTTTTAAGTTGATTCTGAATGGTTCAGAACTGGTGGCCCGGCTGGTGGCCTGCGGCTTCACGGAGTCCACAGCAAGAGACACCTGCGAGAAGTATGCGGCGGAGGGAGACTTCTCCGGCCTTGAAGGGTTTATCCGGCAGAACGAGCTTTTGTATGATGACCGAAAGCAATATGTTTGAATTTTACAATCCGAACCCCTACGAAAAAAATGTGGGGGATTGTACCGTCCGGGCCATCTCGAAGGCGCTGGAGCAGGACTGGTACAGGACATACCTTGGCCTCTGCATTGAGGGAGCTGTGAGAGGCGATATGCCCAGCGCAAACGCCACATGGGGGGCTTATCTCCGACGGCATGGCTTTCAGCGTGACATGGCACCCGAGGATATGACCGTGGCGGAGTTTGCGATGGGGCATCCAAACGGGACTTACATTCTGGCCCTGTCCGGTCATGTGGTATGCCTGCAGGATGGTGTGATCTACGATACATGGCACAGTGAACACGAAACTGTGCTGTACTACTGGCAGAAAGGATGACGTGAGATGCCTAACTATCCCTATTACTATCAGCCGTACCAACCGTATCAGCCGCCTATGGCGGACCAGCTGACGCAGCTGCGGCAGTCCTATCAACCCATGCAGCAGCCGCAGCAAGCCCCGGCGTCTCCGTCTATTGTGTGGGTGCAGAGCGAGATGGAGGCGGCTAATTATCTAGTCGCTCCAAACTCCGCCGTTACGTTATGGGACAGCAACTCTCCAGTGGTCTATCTCAAACAGGCGGACGCAAGCGGCAAGCCCAGCATGAAGATATATGACCTCGTAGAGCGCAATCAGAGGCCCGTACAGGCCCCACAGGCTCCGGCGGTAGAGTATGCCACTCGTGAGCAGTTAGACGCGCTGTCGGCTCGTGTGGACGCACTGAGCGCACCTAAACAGACAAAGCCGAAAAAGGAGACTGTGACCGATGAGTAACCCGTTTTTCGACGCTATGGGCGGCGGGAACCTGCCCGGCCCTATGGGGAACATGATGGGCATGATACGACAATTCAATGAGTTTCGGCAAAGCTTCCAGGGCGACCCGAAGGCAAAGGTGCAGGAGCTTTTGACCTCCGGCCAGATGTCCCAGAGCCAATTCAACGAATTGCAGGGTATGGCAAGAGCGTTCCAGCAGATGTTGGGTAAATAAGGCTTTAATCGTGGCCACGATTTAGCATATATCAAAACTTGAAAGGAGAAAAATTTATGTCTCTTGGAAATGACGGCGGAATCCCTGCCGTGATGAATGTTACTCCAACCGGCACAATTTCCAGCGGAAGCGGCGGTATGGGCTGGGGCAATGATGGTTCGTGGTGGATTATTATTTTGTTCCTCTTTATCTTTGCCGGTGGTTGGAACCGCAACGGTTGGGGCGGCAACGGTAACGGCGCGACTCCCTCCGGCTCCGGGGCCATCGACAATTACGTCCTCGCCTCTGACTTTGCCCAGGTGGAGCGCAAGCTGGACACCGTGCAGCAGGGCTTGTGTGATGGCTTCTACGCTACCGCCCAGCAGATCAATGGTGTGCAGAATACCATGTGTCAAGGCTTCAATGGGGTCAATACCGCCATCCTGACCAACGGCAACGCCACCCAGATGGCAATCATGCAGAGCGGCAACGCTATCCAGTCCCAGCTTGCCTCCTGTTGCTGTGATACCCAGCGGCAGGTAGAGCGAGGCTTTGCAGATACCAATTACAACTTGGCCACGCAGAGCTGTGATACCCGGAACACCATCCAGACTAGCACCCGTGACCTGCTGGAGAACGCTAACGCCAACACCCGCGCAATTCTGGACAAGCTGACCTCTCAGGAAATGGCTGCGAAGGATGCACAGATCCAGGCGCAGAACCAGCAGATTTTCGGCCTCCAGCTTGCCGCTTCCCAGCAGGCCCAGAACAACTATCTGGTTAACCAGCTCAAGCCCTGCCCGGTTCCCGCCTACATCACCTGTAACCCGTGGGCTGGACAGACTTACGGCTGTTGCACTAGCGCCTGCGGCTGCTAAAACCAAATACATCAACTTTTCGGCATGACCGGAATGTTCGGCCCCGTGCCGATTTTGAACCATGCGGCGGGGCAACGGCCTCGCCGCTATCTTTTTGAAAGGAATGAAGTTTATGGCTGAATACAGCAACAGCGCAATCGTAACCGTTTCCGCTGGTCAGAACGTGCCTTTTACCGAGGAGGCAAACACGGGCAAGCCCTGCATCGTACACCGGGAGGGCGCTGGGCTGGTGACTCTTCGTGGGCTCACGAACCAGTGCCGGGCAAAATTCAAAGTCTCCTTTGGAGCGAATATTGCTATCCCCACCGGTGGGACCGTGGAGGCCATCACGGCAGCGATCTCCATCAATGGTGAGGCGCTGAACGCTTCCACCGCTACCATCACCCCGGCTGCCGCAGAGGATTTCTTCAATATTTATGTTTCCGCTGTGGTGGATGTCCCTCGTGGCTGCTGTGTTACCGTAGCCGCCCGAAATACCAGCACCCAGCCTATCCTCGTTGCCAACAGTAATTTTATTGTTGAGCGCATCGCGTGAAAGGAGAAAAACATGAGAGAATACAGTGAAGTCAGAGAAATCCTCTGCGATCTCCTGTCTGATTCCATCAAAGACGGGAAAATTGCTATCGGTGATGTAGAGATCATCAAGAATATGCTGAGCGGCATTGAGAAGACATACAAGATTGAAATGTTTGAAGAGGATGGCAGCTACAGTCAGGCAGCCGACATGGACTCTCCTTCCAGCTATGCCAGAGGCTCCAGCTATGCCAACCGTGGCAAGCACTATGTCCGGGGCCACTACAGCCGGGACGGCGGCTACTCCCGTGACGGGCGCGGCGGATACAGCCGCCACGACTCCAAAGAGGCTATGATGGAGCAGGCTCAGGAGATGATGGATAACGCTACTACTGAGAGGGAGCGCGACGCCATTCGCCGCTTTATGTCCGAACTGGGTCGGGATTGATAGGGGGTGCCCCCTATGCTAGACCCCAAAGAGATCGACATTGAGATTGCTCGTCTGGAGTACGGAGAGAGCAGCTATCCCGCATACGCTAAATTAGCAACCTTGTACACCATCAAGAACCAGATGAAGAAGCAAGAACCGGAAATGCAAAGTCGTACCTATGAGCAAGCCTATTCTGCGGCTCCGGCTGAAATACCTGTAGAGGTCGGGAGATACGGAGACAGCGAATTTCTCCGCGAGGTTGAAGGGAGAAACGAGGAGCAGGTATGGGGCATTATGGATGACTTGATGGACACGCTCCAGGTTGCTAATCCCCGTGTGTATAACGGGGTAATGCGAAAAATACGGTCCCTATAAAAATTTCCGCCCTCAGAAATGGGGGCGGATTTCATCTGTAATTTCATCTGTAATTGTATGTAAATTTATATGATTTTGTGTTAAGACATATAACGAACAGTGATATTTTTCAGAAAACTGAAAACGGCTAAAAGCACTGTGGCACAAAGAAAAACCTCGCAACCGTTACGGCTACGAGGCTTCCTGTTTTGGTGACCCGTCGGGGATTCGAACCCCGATAGATAACTAATAAAACTATTGGAAATAAAGGGTTTTCTCTAATCTGTCTGTAAATTTATCTGCAATTTGGATTCGAAATAGCCATTTACTTTGCGCGCCGTTGCCCTTTGTTCGGAACTGATTGTATGCTGGTAGACGGTTTTTAGCATATTGTCGGTGGCGTGTCCCATGCGCTCCTCCGCGTACTTGTTTGGTATTCCAAGGGCCAGCATGACGGAGGCATTAATATGGCGCAGATCGTGGAAGCGGTAGTGCTGGATGCCAGCCTTTTTGCAGATGGTTTGGAATCGACAATACAGGGCGCGGCGTGAAAGATTTACAATATACTCCCCATTATGCGGTGCTACTGCAATCAAATTTTGAAGATACTCTGGGAGATCAAGGTCCCGTTTGGAGATATATGTTTTGGTCGTCTTGACGCCCTCGTCCACTTTTGCCCGCCGGATGTGGAGGACATCACCGTCAACATCTTCCCACCGTAGTCCTAAGATTTCGGACATACGCAAACCAAGCCAGAGAGCAAGCATGATCGGCAGCTCGTTTTCGGTGCCCCTACACGCATTCATGATGGCGCCTATATCATCATCTGACGGGATAGAAATTTCATAGCGTACCTTTTGCGGGAGAGTAGTTCTAAGAGCTATGTCTGGCCTGTAAACTGCTAATGTAGCACTTAGTAGTCCATGAGCATTTCGGACAGTCTTAGGAGATTTATTCCGAGCCATCATATTGATAGACCGCTGGACGATTTGCGGAGTAAGGCGGTCCAAATCAATATCCATGATGTCCTGTAAAGCATTCGCACGTATCCTCTTATATCCGGCAATTGTGGCTGGGGACAAAACGGCGTCCTTACTTTCTACATATTGGTCTATGGCCTCGCCAACAGTCAGCCCAGTCTTTTTCCTGGCCGCTTTGGCTCCGGACTTTATCGCTGCCGCCTGATTTTCTGCCTCTTTTTTTGTTGGGGCGGTAATGGATATTCTCACCCCGGC